ATGATCGCCCTCATCGTTTTCAGCGTCATCGCCTTCCTTATCGGCGGCCCCGTTGGCGTCATCGTCCTATGGCTGGGCTTATGCGCCGTGGGCTTGGCGGCGGCCCCGTTCCTCTTGGCGTGGCGCGTGCTGCGCTGGACCGTGCGGAGGCTGGCATGAGGGCCACCTTCACCCCCGAGGACTGGTGGCAGATGGCGCGAGAGATCGCCGACGCCCTCGCCGACCTCACCTTGAAGGCCAAAAGCCGCGTCACTGACGCCGAAGCCAACACGCTACTTGAACGTGCCGCAACTCGACTATGCAACCTCATGCTGCAAGAGCGCATCCCGCATCAAGTCATCGAAACGACGTTGGACATCATGGCCCAAGCATATGAGGCGAGGTTGCGGGTATTGGACGCCGCCTTGGTACAGGACGCGGGCCAAGCCTATCGCAATTAATTTCACTGGCCATGAAGCCGTAGTAAAAAGTTAGGCCGGCAGAGATTGGCGTCTCTTGCCGGCCCGAATTGGTGACACTCTCCACAGCGTCACGGCTCTTATAGGGCCGTTCGGCGCTATTCGCAAGGACGAAGCGCCGTGAAAGCCAACCAGCAGCCACTCATTTCTTTGATCGCCAACTTGATCGCGAAGGAACCCTTTGAAGTGGACGGGTTCAAGTGGGCAGCGCGGCTGCAACCCTTCTATTGCGAGACGCTGGCGATATGCCCAAGAACCTTGCGTAATTGGATCGCCAAGCCGCCGTTCGTCCGCTTGGTTAAGCAGATCGACGGCAGACCCGTGACCCTGTTGCGGATCGGTGACGCCCCGCCCAAGGACGCCAAGGAGTATGCCCGCATCCTGCGTCGCGTCTGGGAGGACGCCGATTGGCCGGACAAGCCCGTCAAGCCGCTGACGAACGATCAGCGGCAATGCCTATGGGGCTTCTGCAAGGACGTGATGGCCTTGAACGAGATCGTAGCCTTCGCCCCCGATCCGGGGCAGTTTGCCAAGGAGGCGTTCAAGCACGCCCTGCAACGCTGGCAGTTCGTCGCGGGGGCGATGAAGATCGAAGCGCAAAGCCGGCCGGGCTACAAGTGGCGGTACTACACGTACCCGACCATACCCGCGATCCGCAGCTTCTGGCGGGCAGTCGTCAACGCCTACGTCACCACTTTGCAGGCTGAGGCGGGGCTGACGGTCAAGGAGTTGAACCAGTGCGCCGCGATCCTCGTGGCGACCGATCCGCTTGCGGAACCTCCGGCCTTGCTGATGGCGGCGGAATGACCCCAACTTGCCGAAACTACTTCTCCGTTACCCTTATAATACACCTATTAATATCATTAATAACAGGGGACAAGTAATACCGGCAATATGGTATAGATAGGGACCGCTCCCGCCCCTGTCGGGGCGCGAGGATCAACCTCAGACGAAATGGCAGAAAAGGTTTCGGGAGGGAATGAGAGATAGACAGGGTATAGAGGGTATATCCCTCCCGTACTCTTACCCTATCCCCCAAACCCCCTTCCCCAAAATCCGGCCCGTGCAATTAACTTCACCGGGTTAATGGCGGCTCCCGGCCTTAACCTTGTACCGCCCCGCAAATCCCTTGCTGACAATCCTACAGCCGTGCGTAATTTACGTGCCGTCTTCCTCAGGCGGCGCACGTGTTCGGATTTCTTCGCGGCAACAGGTCAGAGCCTTCCTCTCCGCAAGCGACGCGGCAAGAGCCCGCTGTAGAGACGCGCGACACGGGTAGCGGCGACACGCCGCCCGACCCTTGGGCGTGGGCGTTGGGCTGGACAGGCGGCTATTCGAGCGCGGGCGTAGATGTCAGCCCGCAATCCGCCCTTGAGGTTCCCGCCGTCCGCGCCGCCGTCGATTTGCTCGCCGGCCTCATGGGAACCCTGCCGCTGGCCGTCTACAAGCCCGCCGACAACGGCGGCTCGGAAATCGTCAACGATCATCCCGCCACGCCCTTCGTCACCACAGACGCCAATCCTTGGCTCAGCGCCGCCGAGTTGCGAACCGAGATGACGGCGGACGCCCTGTTATGGGGCGCGGCCTACGCGCTTGTCCTACGCGACCGTGAGGGCAACCCCGCCGAGCTTCACCGCCTCTTGCCGACAACCGTTGTCGTGCGGCCCGATCCCTTCACCCAAGAGCCGACCTTCACAGTGTCGGCGAGCGCGGAGAAGACGGCGGACTACACATGGCGGGACGTGATCTATGTGCGCCCGACCGTCCGCATCGACAACCTCGCCACGGCCGGCTTTCAGACGGGCTTAGCGCCGATCAAGACGGGGCGTGGCGCAATCGGCCTCGCCAAGGCGCTTGAGGATCACGCCGGCCGTCTGATGCGCAACGGCGCGCGTCCAAGCGGTATCCTGAGCTTCAAGGGCCGACCGATCCCCGCCGCCCTCACGGCGATGAAAAATTCCTGGCAGGCGGCGACCTCGGGACGCGCATCAGGATCAGCCGCCGTGCTGACCGACGAAGGCTCTTGGACGCCGTTGGCCTTCACGTCGGTTGACGCCCAATTTCAAGAGATGCGCGCCTTCCAGATATTGGAGATCGCGCGCTTGTTCGGCATCCCGCCCGTTTTCTTGCAAGAGTTGGGTAGGGCGACCTGGAACAACTTTGAGGCGAGTAGCCGCGAGTTCGTCAAGCTGACCTTGCGCCCGTGGTGCCGCTACTGGGAAGCCGCCTTCCGCCGCACGCTCCTATCCGATCAGGACCGCAAAGCCGGCCTCTCTTTCGGCTTCGATTTGGACAGCCTTCAGGAAGGCGATTTGGTGGCCCGTAGCACGGCCTACAGCACCCTCATTTCGTCCAAGGTACTTTCCCCCAACGAAGCCCGCGAACGCGAAGGCTTGCCTTCCTACGCTGGCGGCGACGCCTTCTCCAATCCCAACACGACGCCAGCCGTTCCCGCCGCCAAAGTCAGTCCCGACGAAACGGGCGTGGACGGTCCGCGATGACCAAGCCGCCGACCCTCAAAGCGTTCTTCGGCGACGGCGAGCGCACCTTCGCGTTGACGCCCGTCCTGATCGAAGAGCTTGAGCGCAAGTGCAACGCCGGCATTGGCATGATCGCCAAGCGCCTGTTCGCTGGCCAGTTCAGCCATGCCGACATGCTGCAAACGATCCGGCTCGCGCTCATAGGCGGCGGCGAGAAACCCCAAGTCGCGGACAGCTTGGTTCAGGTCTACGCGGCCAATCGCCCGATCAACGAAGCCCTGCCGCTCGCCGTGGCGATCTTGGAAACCGCGTTCTTCGGCAAGGCAAGCGAAGCCGAGGGAGATCGTAAGTGAGCTTATCAATGCAATCACTTGCACGAGACACGCTCGATTTCGAGGTTCGCCTCGCTCCCGACGACGCCGGCACGTTCAGCGGATACGCGGCGCGTTGGGGCGAAGTCAACGCCCACAACGAAATCGTCATGCGCGGCGCTTTCGCCCGCACCATCGCCGACCATCAGCAACGGGGGATCAACCCTCCGCTCTTGTGGGCGCACGATCAATCCCAGCCTATCGGCGTATGGGAAAGCCTCGCCGAGGATGCAACCGGCCTCGCCGTCAGAGGCCGCATCGTTATGGAAACCGCCAAGGGTCGCGAAGCCCACGCGCTCATGAAAGCCGGCGCGATTTCCGGCCTCAGCATCGGCTTCCGCAACGCCAAGGCCACGCGCAACGCCCAAGGCGTCCGCGCCATCAGCGACCTTGATCTTGGCGAGATCAGCCTTGTGACGCTTCCCAGCGCCCGCAACGCCCGCATCGTCAGCGTTCGTTCCGCATCCGGCTTGGCCGGCTTCACAGAGGCCGTTCGCCTCGCAACTCAAGCCCTACGGGGGAAATGATGGACAACCTCGAAATCCGCGAAGAGCCGACCAACCCGGCCGACGATCCGATTGCGCTGGCGACGCGATCCGTTGAAGAGATGCGCGCGGCGTCCGAAGAGTTTCGCACCCGCGCCGAGCGCGAGCTTCGCGCCGCCAGTGACCGCATCGCGGCGCTGGAAACGCGGTTGAGCCGCCCGGCGATCATCACCAACCCCAACGCGCCCGCCGAGCTTTCGCTACATCAGCGCGCCTGGCGCTCCTACGTTCGTCGCGGCGACGCTGCGCTGAGCCTCGAACAGCGCACGACGATGACCAGCGGCACGGGCGACGGTCCCGACGCCGGCTATCTCATTCCGCCCGCCGAGTTTATTCAGGAAATCGACCGCAACCTTGTGCTGTTCTCGCCCATGCGCAGCATCGCGCGCGTCGGACAGGCGAGCAATCCGTCTGTCATCCTGCCGAAGCGCACGGGCAACTTGTCGGCGTCGTGGGAAGGCGAGACGGACGCCGAGCCGGGAACCAACCCCGTCTATGGCAATCAGACCATCAGCATGTATGAGTTGAAATGCTACGTGGACGTGAGCAACCGTCTGTTAGAAGACGCGGCTTTCGACATCGGGGCCGACCTCTCCTTTGACTTCGCCCAAGAGTTCGGGCGCGCGGAAGGCGCGGCGTTCGTTGTCGGCGCGGGTTCCGGCTCGAAACAGCCCCTTGGCCTGACAGCCGCCACCGTCACGACCACGACCGTTGCGGCGACCACTGGGCCGACTTCGGATGAAATCATTGATTTCTTCCACAGCCTGCCGAGCCCCTACGCGCAAAACGCCACGTGGATCATGAACCGCGCGACGATGGGCTATCTTCGCAAGCTCAAGACGACAGACGGCTATTACCTCTGGAATGGCCCGTTCACGCCCTTGAGCGCCGAAAACCCCAACACGCTGCTCGGCCGTCCCGTGATCGAATTTCCCGACATGCCGAACCTCGGCGCGGGCAACATCCCGATTGCCTTCGGCGATTTCCGGTCCGGCTTCCGCATCTTCGACCGCATCGCCTTGAGCGTCTTGCGCGACCCCTACAGCCAACAGACGGCCGGCAACGTCCGCTTTCACGCGCGCCGTCGCGTCGGCGGCGAAGTCACGAAAGCCGAAGCGCTTCGCCTCATGAAGTGCGCCGCTTCCTGACGCCAACAGCGGGGCTCCCGGCAAATTCCAAACCGTTTTGGATTTGGCGAGGCCCTTTCACCCCTTCCTCAATCTGAGAGATCATCGCCATGAGCATCGTCGATATTACCGCCGTAGCCGCAAAGGCTCACGTCTACATCAGCAACGCCGCGTTCAACGCCAATCCGACGCAGGACGATTACGAAGCGCAAACGTGGGTCGAAATCGGCGACGTGGCCGATCTTGGCTCTTGGGGCGCGAAGGGCAAGGAAGTCACGGCGACCGTCTTGGGCGACGGCTACACGCGCCGCATGAAGGGCATGATTGACAGCGGCACGGTTGACCTCAAAGTCCTACGCTCACCGCTCGATCCCGGCCAATCCCTCGCCCGCGCCGCCGCGTCCGAATGGGATACTTACCTGTTCAAGGTGACGCTGAACGATGCGCCCAACGAAACCGGCGATCCCAGCACCTTCTATTTCCGCGCCAGCGTCATGAGCGCCGAGAACAGTTTCGCGGACGGCAACAAATACATCGAGACGACGCTGAGCCTTGGCATTACCGGCGCGATCCTCGAAATCCCCGCCGACGTGAATATCACCTTCGCGCCCGCCGCTGGCGCGTTGACCGCCGCGACACATTCTGACCCCTACACCGTCACCATTGCGGCGACGGGCGGCATTGGCGTTGTCTCCTACGCCGTCACGACCGGCACGCTTCCTGCCGGCCTGACGCTCAACGCCGCCACGGGCGTTATCAGCGGGACGCCGAGCGCGGCCGGTTCGGGCAGCTTCAGCATCACCGCGACCTTTGACGGCGCGGGCGAAGCTGTCGCGGCGTACACGCTGGCGATTTCGTGAAGCTGGCGAACGAACATATCGTCATCGAATTGGGCGGGGAGTTCATCACTCTCCGCCCGACGCTTCGTTGCGGCTTTCGTCTTGAGCGTCGGGAAGGCTCTTTCGCCAAGCTCATATCCGACCTTCAAGAGGGCAGCTTGACCGCCGCGCATTTCGTGCTGGCGGACAACTTTCATCGTCCGACCATCGCCACGTGCATCGTGGACGCCGGCCTTGAAGATGTGTGCGGCAAGCTCATTCTTCATGCAATTAGTTGCACGGGACTTGACCCCAACGCCAAGCCCGATCCGAACGCCGAACCGTCCAACGTCACTTTCGGCGATCATCTGACGCAGCTCTATCGGATCGCGACGGGATGGCTCGGCTGGACACCTGACGTTGCCTTGGACAGCACGCCGGCTGAGATCACAGAAGCTTACAAGGGCCGTCTCGACATGCTGAAAGCCGTTTTCGGCGGCGACGACACGCCCAAAGGCAACCCGGCCGAAAAGCTCAAGGCCATGTTCGCCGACAAAGGCGCGGTCAAAGGCAAGCGGAGGAAATGAGCCATGCCGCTTGCAGCCCCAAGAGTATGCGGATGCGGTAAAGTCGTCGCTCGCGGCGTTGTCTGCCCGTGTCGCCGCAAAGCCCGTTCCGAGGCGAAGGCGCTCTACGATCAGCGCCGAGCCGGCGCGCACGCTCGCGGCTATGACCATGAGTGGCGACGTGAAAGCAAAGCCTTCCTCGCGCTCAACCCCAAATGCCAGCATCCGGGTTGCTCAGCCTACGCAACCGTAGTGCATCACAAGATCGCGCATCGCGGCGACATGCGGCTCTTTTGGGATCGCGGCAACTGGCAAGGTCTGTGCGCTCACCACCACAACGCCGACGCCCAACGTATGGAGTGCCGATGACCGCTCATCAGTCCGCAAAGCGCGTGCTCTTTCGCGGCCAATGGCTGACCGCGCCTGAGATAGCGGCTATCGTCGGCGTATCCGTGCGCACGATCCATCGCCGTATCCAACTTGATATGCCGTTGGACGAAACGCCGCCCCACGGTTGCCCGCCGCTGCGCTATGAGTTTCGCGGCACACTGGCGACCATCAAGGAGATCATGGCGGCGACGGGCTTATCGCGGTCACAAGTGCAGCGGCGGACAGATAGCGCACGCTTCTACGAAGCCGACGAAGCGCGCGAACAGCTTACCGATTTTGTCCACAACAGCCGCCTCGTATTCTTCAACGGCGTCACTGACAGCGTGTCGGGTTGGGCGCGGCGTCTCGGCATGAACCGCATGACGCTGTACGACCGCCTGAAGCGCGGCTGGACCATCAAAGATGCGATCATGACGCCGGCGAACACCTACACGCGCAAGTACACGTTCAAGGGGATCACAGACACGCTAAGCGGCTGGTCAAAGCGCACGGGTATCCACGTCGGCACGCTGAAAGAGCGCATCTATATGGACTGGCCTATTGAGGCCGTGCTCACAGTCTCGCCAACGTGCATAGGCCAACGCATCCGAAGGCGCGCAATCCTTCGTCGCCTGCTCGAAGGCTTTCACGCGCCATCCTCCCCCGCCGTCACCCTACCGTCGCCACCCACTACCGGGGGGCCGTCGAAAACTTTCCATCCCTCCCCCGCGACCGGCGACGTCAGCCATAAAACCCATCTGCAACCGGAACTTTTAATATGAGCATTTTGCAACTTTCGGACGCAAAGGCGCACATGCGCGTCACGATCACGGAAGACGATGACCTTATTCAGGGGAAAATCGACGCGGCGGAAGCATGGATCGGCGATTATCTCGGCGCGGCCCTCAGCACGTTCATTCCCGCATCGTCGGGCGATGACCCCGACCCTACGTTGCCCGATCCCTTGCTTGAGGCGACCCGTCAGCTTGTCGGCTTCCTCTATGACAACCGCGAAGCCGCCGTCGTCGGGAACACGCTGAACGTGACGAACGTCTCGCCCGGCTTCTATGACCTTCTGTTGCCTTATCGGACGTTCGTATTCTGACCATGAGCAAGCAAACCGAAGCCCTCAGAAAGCGACTGGCGGCGATCCCCGCAGCGGTCAAAGAGGCCGTGACGCCCGCCATCGTACAGTCGGCGGAAGAGCTTGCCGACCGCATGAAGTCGCTTGCGCCGGTCAAGACGGGCGCGCTGAGGGATAGCATCGTCGTCACGCCGCCCGGAGGCCAAACCCCGGCCTACGGCACGGGCGGAAGCCGCACCGCGAGGGAAAACGAGGCCATCGTCACGGCCGGCAACAGCGACGTGCGGTACGCGGCGCATATCGAGTACGGGACGAAGCACGCCCACGCCGAACCGTTCTTTTGGCCGGCCTATCGCCTCAGCAAGTCGCGCGAAGTTAACCGCATCAAGCGCGCTATCACGAAGGCGGTAAAGACGGAGTGGGACAAGTGATTGAGCCCGCCCTTCCGCTTCAAGCCGCGCTCCGATCCCTACTTGCGGGCGACGGCAACGTGACGGCGCTTGTCGCCGCCAACAGCATCTTGGACGCCAACCAGCGGCCATCGGTCATGCCGGCGATCTTGCTTGGCGAAGGCCAGACCGTCCAAGACGAAGGGCTGGCGCGCGACCGTTTCGATGTCTACCTTGACGTGCATGTCTGGACCGAAGAGGCCGGAACCGCCGTTGCGAAGCAGATAGTCGGGGCGATCCGCAACGCCCTCTATGACTGGCGGCCGGAAGCCTCTGGGATCGCAATAGCGGACCTCTACGTCCAATCGACCCGCTTCATGCGCGATCCCGACACGATCCACGCGCACGCCGTCATGACCCTCAGCGCCAGAGTGAGGGCGACAGCATGAGCGCCGGCAAATTCGACCGTATCATCACGATCCAAGCGCCGACCGTCGCTATCGACGCCAACGGCACGCCGCAAAAGACGTGGGCGACGTTTTGGACGGGCTATGCGCAGCTTCTACAGCTTTCCCGCCAAGAGTTCATGCTCAAAGACCTCGGCGAGACGACGGAAACCGTCGCCGTCTACCGCATCCGCTACGTCGCGGGCGTCACGCTCGCCATGCAAATCGTCCATACCGGCCAAAGCGGCTCGACCACCTATCGGATCGCCGACGTGCGCGAGCTTGGCCGGCATGAATACCTCGAATTGAAGGGCATCGCCGTCACGTCATGACCCTGAAGCTCAACCTCAAGCCCAAATCCGTGCAATCAATTGCACCAAACCCGTTCCCCGGCATACCCGACCCGTTCGGCTATGGTCAGAGGGCCGTCGATTTCCTGCGATCCCTGAAACACCCTAAATCGCGGCTTCACGATCGCGGTTTTCAGCTTGACCCGTGGCAGGAAGAGATCGTTCGCCGCATCTATGGGCCGTGCGACGCGCACCGCAGCCGCATCGTCAAAACGGTTTGCATCCTTGTCCCGCGCGGCAACCGGAAAACGTCGCTCGCGGGCGCGCTGGCGTTGCTTCATACGCAAGGCCCGGAAGCCATGCCGGGCGGCGAAGTGCTGTTCGCCGCCGCCGACAGGAAACAAGCCCGGATCGGCTACCAAGAGGCGGTTGGGATCATCAAGGCCGGCGAAGAGGGCATGTGGATAAAGGGCAAAGCCAACGGCGTAACCGCCGCCGAAAGCCGCGCTCGCCTTCAGGACTACCGGAACAAGATCACCTTCGCCAACGATTGCGTGCTTGAGGCCATCGCGTCCGACGCCAACACGCAGCACGGGCGCACGCCGACCGCCGCCATCTGCGACGAAATCCATGCGTGGCAGAAACGCGACCTATTCGACGTGACCCGCACCGGCCTTGTGAAGACGCCCGGCTCGCTTCTCGTCGTCATCACGACAGCGGGGCGCGGCAAAGAGGGCTTCGCTTATGAGTTCGTCGATTACGCCCGCAAGGTGGCGCGCGGCGACATAGACGATCCGTCCTTCCTGCCGATCCTCTTTGAGACCTCTGAGGATGAAGACTGGAAAGACGAAGCGGTATGGCGGAAGGCTAACCCCGGCCTCCCCTACGGCTATCCCGACATTGCCGGCTTGCGTCAGATGGCGCGCGAAGCCGAGCATCGCCCTGCCGACCGCGAAGCCTTCCGCATCTTGCATCTGAATACCTGGCTGGACGGCTCAGCCAATCCCTTCGTCGATATGGCGCTGTATGACGAAGGCGCGAAGCCCGTAGACCTCGACGCGCTCAAGGATCGGCCCTGTTGGCTCGCGGTTGACCTCTCGGCGACAACCGATCTTACGGCCATCGTCGCGGCGTGGCAGGACGGCAAGGACGGCTATATCGTCCATCCCTGGTTTTTCTGCCCGAAACAGGGCTTGGTCAGGAAATCGAAAGAAGACGGCGTTCCTTACACGACATGGGCCGAACAGGGCTTTATCACGCCGACGCCTGGAAACGTCGTCGATTACAGGGCCGTTGAACAGCAAATCCGCGATCTATGCGACCAATTCGACGTGCGGGAAATCGCCTTCGATCCGTGGAACGCCCGCAATATGATCGCCAGCTTGCTTGAAGACGGCTACCCCGCCGTTGAGATGCGGCAGGGCGCAATCACGATGGCCCCGGCCGTCAAAGAGCTTGAACGCGCCATCCTCGCCAAGCGGTTCGTACATGGCGGCCATCCCGTCTTGCGCTGGAATTTCGCCAACGTCGCCGTCGAAATCGACAAGGCGGACGGCAAGAGCTTCCACAAGGGGAAATCCACGGATCGCATAGACGGGGCTCAGGCGGCGGCGATGGCTGTTGGACGCGCGCACGCTGGCGGCGGCGAAGACAACAGCCTCTACACCGATCCCGCCAACGCCGACCTCTTCCTGTGGTGACCCATGAGCGATAGCAGCACTCAGCTTCTTGTCTCGCTTGAGGCCCGGATCGACAAATTCGAGAAGGCCATGAACAAGGCCGGCGAGACGGCCGACAAGAAATTTGGCGAGATCGAAAAGCGGACGAAGGAAGCCGGCGACCGCATGACGGAACAGCTTGGCGAAAGCGTCGAGGGCGTCAACCGCATCCTTGAAGCCATCGGGATCGGCCTTGGCCTCAAGGAAATATCCGAGCTTGCCGACGCCTACATCAACCTAAAGACCAACATCACGCTCGCGGCCGGCTCCGCTGAGAAGGGCGCGGCCGTCATGGAAGCCCTATCCGGGGTTGCTCGCCGCACGGCGACCACGATTGACGACGTGAGCGAGCAATACCTGAAAAACCATCAGGTTTTGACCGACCTTGGCTATTCGACCCAATCGCAAGTTGACCTTCAAGAGGCCCTAAGCGACGCCCTTATCCTGTCAGGATCGAACGCCGAACAGACGGCGGCGTTGCAAAACACGCTGACGCGGGCGCTCGCCGAAGGAAGGCTTGAGGGCCAAGGGCTGGCGCGCATATTCCAGAATGGTAGCGTCGTCGCCAAAGTCTTGGCCGACAGCCTCGGCGTCACGACCTCTCAGCTTCGCCTCATGGGCGACGAAGGCAAGCTCACGTCCAACGTCATCGTGTCGGCGCTCGTCGCCGCCCTTCCGAAGCTCCGCGAACAAGCCGCGCAAGTCCCGTTGCTGATCGGCCGAAGCCTCACCTTGCTCAAAAACGCCTTCTCCGAGTTCATCGGCAAAACCGCCGAGGCCACGGGCGCGGCGCAGGGCGTCGCCAACGTGCTGGCGTTCGTCGCCGACCATTTCGACGCCGTGTCGCGCGGCGCGCTGGCGGCTGGCGCTGTCATCTTGAGCGCCTACGTTCCCGGCCTGGCGCGCGCGGCCCTGGCGCAACTCGCCGTCGTCGCGACCAATCCTTTCTTGCTCATGGCGACGACGGTAGGCGCGGCCGTCTATGCCATCAGCGAGTTTGGCGACAAATTGCATCCCGTGACCGGCGACTTGGCGACGCTTCAGGATTACGGCGTCGCGACATGGGACGCGCTGAGAGACGGCGCGGAAGTCGCGGCTCAATCCGTTTCCGCCGCCTTCGCGACCGTGGCGCAGCTTATCGCACGGGCGCTTGGCGGGGCGGAAATCCCGATGCACTCACTCAGCGAAACCGCAATCTATGTCGCCGACGTGGTGATAAACGCCTTCCGGCTGATGGCGAGCAGCGTATACACGACCCTAACCAAGCTCCCCCTCGGCATGGCCGAAACCATCGTGGATGCGGTCAACAGCATGATCGCCGCCGTCGAAAGCGGCATCAACGCCGTGATCCGGGGAACCAACGCGGCAATCGACGCGATCAACAGGCTTGGGGGCAAAGTCGGCGTCACCCTCAGCGACATAGGCGCGGTCAACCTCGGCCGCGTGACGAACGCCTTCCGGGGCTACGGCAAAGAGGCGGCGGACGCCTATGTCGCCGCGCTTCAAGACGCCAGCAAGGATCGCGTCGGCGACGCCCTTAAGGAGCTTCGCGAGCGCGCCGACGTACACGCCGAACACCGCGAACACGACGAACAGGCAGAGAAACAGAAGTCCAATCTCGACAGCAAAGACAAGCCCGTCGCGCCGCCTAACTCCGCCTTTGAGAAGGCGATCAGGGAACAGCAACAGCGCACCGCCGTCCTACAGCAAGAGACGGCCGCGCGTCGCACCTTCGCGGGCTCGCTTGAGGAAGAGGAAGCCGCCGCTGACAGGGCCAAGACGGCTCAGACCCTCTTGAACGCCGCGATTGAGAACGGCGTACAGCCGACAGACGACACGTTGAAGCGCATCAGCCAACTCGCCGACGCCTACAGCCGAGCCAGCGCCGAGGCGAAGGCGCTCGACCAAACCCAAAAGGAAGCCGCCGAGACGGCTAAGCAGCTTTCCGACACGTCCCGCGATGCGTTCAAGGGCTTCGTTGACGACCTCGCCAAGGGCAAGACGGCGGCTCAAGCCTTGCGGGACGCCGTGCTTAAGATGGCGGAAAAGATCGAAAGCATCGCTTGGGACAACCTATGGAAATCCGTTGTCGGCGAGGGCGACCAAAACCCGTTCTTCCGCTCGCTCGGCAAGGCGCTCACGCCAGAGACGAAGCCGATCTATGCGCCCGGTTCGTCTCTCCCGGCGCTCAAGGATTACGCCAAGGCGCTGAATACCGGCTCTATGACGGTCACGGCCGGGACTGTGAACGTCAACGGGCAGGCGGTTCCTACTTCGCCCGGCGCTCCCGGCGCGGCTCCCGTGCAATCACTTGCACCAACGTCCGGGCAGCCGTCGCCCTATGGCGACCTCAGCGCGGCTCAGAAAGCGTTCGGCACTATGCCGGAAGCGACAGTCAGCAAGGCCGTCGCCGAGCCGATCCCGCCCGAGAAGCCCTTGCCGGCAAGCGTGACGAAGATGTTTCCCGGCGACGGTATCCCGGCCACGGATTGGCGCGTGAAGGCGTTCGGGGGCGTGGACGGCGGCAAGATACAGGAAGGCTTGAAACAGGGCTTCAGCCGGCTCAAGGGCGTCCTGGGCTTCGGCAAGACGCCGCCCGCGCCCGAAGAGCCCGCATCGGGCAGCAAGTTCACGCCCTACGGCGACCTGAACGCGACCAAGCGGGATTTCGCGCCCACGGCGGCGCACATGGCGGACGGGCAGACCGGCCGCTTCCCGATCAACTGGCGAAACGACAACCCCGGCAACCTTCGCGCTAGCGGATGGACGCAACGCCAGCCGGGTTTCGTCGGCGAGCGTGGCGGCTTCGCGCAATTCGACACGGCCGCCAGCGGCTACCGCGCCGCCAACGCCAATCTCGACAGTTACGCGGCGCGCGGCATTGTCACGCCGAACCAAATCCTTCAACGCTGGGCTCCTACCGGCGACGGCAATAACGACCCCGCTGCCTACGCCGCGCGTGTCCAAAAGCTCACCGGCCTTGATCCCAACTCGCCCTTGGGGAGCGACGCCGCGTCCCGCGCCGCCATGCTCAAGGGGATCACAGAGGTTGAAGGCGGCCGGACCTCGCCGTTCTCGACCCGGCAAATCCAAGGCTTCCTCACCCAAGGCCAAGGCGGAACGCAGGGGATCAATCAGGCCGTCACGCAGCTACAGCAATCTCTGACCAAGGGCGCAACGGGCGTCACGTCCGGCCTATCGAGCCTGACAGGCGACCTCAGCCAAGGCGCTACGGGGATCAGCGGCGCGCTTTCGAGCCTGACAAAGAGCCTATCGTCGGGAGGCGGCGGCTTCGGCGGCCTGTTCAGCGGCGGCGGCGGCGATTTCGCCAGCTTCGCGGATGGCGGCTGGATCGGAGGCGTAGGAACCGGCACGTCCGACAGCAACCTTGTCGCCGCCAGCAAGGGCGAGTTCATCGTCAACGCCGACGCGGCCGGCAAATACGCCCCGCTTTTGCACGCCATCAATGAGGGCAAAGCGCCGAAGATCGGCGGCAACCTCGCCAACCTCAACCTCTCGCATCAGTCGGCCACAGACAATTCTGTCACGGTCAACATGCACGGCAACGCCGACAAGAAAACCGCCGACCTCATCGCCGACAAGGTGGCGAAGGCGCGTTCCGATCAGGCCAAGCCGATGCGCTACACCCAAAAGCAAGTCATGGCGTCCGCGCATGGCAGCATGACGCGAGCCGCCGCCCATAACAGCTAACCCCCTCGCGCGCGTCGCGCGACGTGCGCGCGTGTACGCGCACGCGCGAGAGTTCAACCATCCCGCCCGATGATTTTTAGGGCCGTGGTAAACGCGGCCCGCGCCTCAGGCGGCAGACTGTTAAGAAAACTCACCTCGCTGCATATCGCCATCAGGGCGACCTCTAAGTTGTCGATTTTCTCTCTGTGAGTGTGGGCCATCGCCAGCGCATCGCGCGCGGTCTGCGACGACGGAACCTCTGCCGGATCGGCGGCCGGCGCGGCTAACTCCAAACTCTGAGCAAGCCGCGCGACGATTTCCGCGCTTAGCGACTTTCGATTTTGACGCGCTGCTTCCTCTAGCCGCCGCTTGATCGGGGCGGGGATGCGAACGCCTGTGTGCTCGCCAGCACCTTCTCTGCCGCGCTCACCAAGAGAATTTACCAAGACCTCACCTCGTCTGTTGGACAGTGTTGCCAACATGGTATGTGTGTGTCATAGTTATACACAGATGGGAACACAATCGCAATCGAGGCACTAATACCATGACACTTAAGCTCAAACAGGCCCTACAGGCCAAACAGGACGCCACGCCGCCTATCGTCGTGACCAACCCCGGCGCTGGCGGCTCAGCAGACATCCCCGCCGACCGCATCGCCGATTTCTTCGCGCACTGGAAAAGCTACGAAGATGAAATCGCGGAGATGAACGCCTGCAAGAAGGAAATGATGGCGGAGTTTCGCGAGAAGTTCGGCCGCGACAACACCGAAGCCCTTCGCCTCGCTTGCAAGAAGGCGCTCCGCGATCCTGAGAAGGCGGAGCGGGCCGACGCCATCGGCGAGCAGGCCGATACGTACCTCGCCATCATCAACCAATTCCCGACTAATGGAGTAGCAGGCAATGCCTAAGGACCAAGCTATCAGCGTGAGGACCGTAAGGCCGGTCTATGTCTATTTGGACGGCCACGCGGACGCTTACACGCTCCCGATCAGCGTGGCGCAAGCCGTAGTCGTCGGCGAATTTGAGCGCCAGCGTCCACTCGGGTTTCAGATCAAACGCATCATCGCCGACAGCGGCGTCAGCTTCGCCTTGTGCTGGACGCCGACAGGTAAGCAGATCGAAGCCTTTGACAGCCTGGACGCCGCCAAGGCCGGCCTCAAAGCCTTCCGCGAGGCACGGGGCTTTGACAGCCGCCGTTTCAAGCTCGCCGAAGAGATTGCGGAGGAAGACCTCCGCGACCCGCCTCTGACCCTGTCAGAGTTCACCAGCGGCAACGCCGCATAAGGAGTAAATGAAATGACGGAAGTGTTCGCGCAGACCGGCAACGTCGTCATCCTTGACCCCGCGCCGTGATTAACTACGGCCCTCCCGCGAGCCGCCCGAAGTGGAGGACGGCCGCTCAGCTTGTGCAAGCGGGGATTTTCCCCGTCAGCCAAGCTTCCCTTCTCCGCCACGCCCGCAAGCACGGCATAGGCCGGAAAGCGGGCCGGCATGTCCTTTTCTCTGACGCCGACGTGTCAGCGTTATTCGAGGCGTACCCATGCTCAAGCTCGTCAAGCGCCCCAAGTCCCCCAACTGGATCATGCGCGGCACCGTCCGGGGACAAAGCGTTGAAGAAACTACAGGCGTTGCTGACAAAAAAGTCGCCGAAGAAATAAGGGTCAAGCGCGAAAACGAATTGCTGACGCAAAGCGTATGGGGGAAGGCCAAAACCGTTACCTTCGCCCATGCCGCGCTCGATTACCTTGAGCACGGCGACGGCGACCCTCGCTTCCTCAAGCCACTGACCGATCACTTCGGGACAACGCTTCTCCGCAACATAGATCAGCACGCGATTGACCTCGCCGCCGTGAAGCTCTTGCCGAAGGCGAAACCCGCGACCCGTAACCGTAAGGTCTACACGCCCATGAGCGCGATCCTCCGCCACGCAGCGCGCAAGGGCTGGTGCGAAACGCCCATGCTGGCGCGGCCCAAGCTCCCTAAGGGCGTCATCCGTTGGATCAAGCCCGACGAAGCCGAGCGCCTTATCGCCGCGTGCGCCGATCATATGAAGCCGCTGGTCACATTCCTGTTGCTGACGGGCGCGCGGGCCGGCGAGGCTCTTTGGCTAGACTGGTCTGCTGTCGATTTGGACAAGGAACAGGTCACGTTCGTCAAGACGAAGAACGGCGAGCCGCGAAGCGTCCCGTTGCATCCTCGCCTTGTGCAATTACTTTCTGCAATGCCGAACCGTGAAAAGGACGTGTTCCGCACTCATGAGGGTAAGCCCTATTCCCGCGCGCGGGGCAAGGAAGACGCTTCGGCGGGGTCGCGGATCAAGACGGCGTTCGCCGCCGCTTGCCGTCGTGCCGGCATATCGAACTTCCGCGTCCACGACTGCCGGCACACATGGGCGACTTGGCATTATCAGGAAAATCACGACCTCGCCGCGCTGCAAACCCTCGGTGGTTGGAAGACGGTTTCTATGGTCCTTCGCTACGCCCATACGAACGTCGAGCAGCACGCCAACAGCATCAAAAACCTACCCTGGGGAAAATCCGGGGACAAACTTGCGACGAAAGGATAG